CACCTGTAGCATTTAAACCTGTTTTAGTGAGATTTGTTCTGGCCGTAACCACTGTTGCGTTTCCACTCCATGTGGGTTTTTGGTCGTCTATGTTTACAATATTTTGTATTTCTGTTTCATCAAAAACAGTTATTCTAAAATTCTGACCTGAACCACTACCACTAGTGCTACCAGAAGTTGTATATGTGCCTGGAGTCCTGCTTGAATCAAAACTGTTTGAAATATTTTCAATAGACACAATAGATGTATTTGTTAAACTTTCTACAGTTGTATTATCTGTACCACTTATTAAAACATTTTGGCCAATAAAAATATTGCTACTATCGTCTAGTGCAATTTTATTGTATGAATATCTTTTAGTACTTTTATCTGCATTGTAGAACGACACCATTGTATTTGCAACATTAAGTGTTGTAAATACTTCAGTACCAGAGATTGTTATTCCTATAGGAGCACTATATCCAGTACCATTTCCAGTAACAGTAACATCAGTAATACTACCACTTATATTAGAATTTGCTGTTGCAGTTGCTAAAGTTGTGTTCGCACCAGTAAAAGATATAACTGGTTCTAAATATCCTATACCGGGATTATCAATATTTACACTTGTGATATTTCCTGCTGTATGTTTTACATTACTATCTAATTCTGTAAAAATAGTATTATCCCATGTAGTTAAAACAGCAGTAGCATATCCTGATGCTACATTTTGGTTTCTAGGGATAAGACGTATAGAAGTACCAACACCGTCAACATAATAGTCTATGCCTGATCTGTTTGATGGTATTACAAATTCACCTGAAAAGTTTATAACCATGCCATTTTTCAATGTTACATTGTTAGCAGATACAAATGATTTTTTTCCTATTATATCAGTATCTATATCTATAGGATTAGTTAATGAACCAGATACGGTAATTGCTCTTAAATCATTATTACTCCAAAAATATTCCTGATAATTTATAAATTTATCAATATCTATTGGTGGTAAAAAAGAGGAATAGTTTGTACTAAAAAGCCTGTTATGATTAGATGTGCTTACACCATTTACTTTTAGGTTATCTACTAACTCATCATAAAAAATAAAATTTTCACTTAAACCTGTATTTGCGTTAATTGTATTAATTGCAGGTGTTAAACTATAGTGATGTCTAGTTGCAGTGGATTCTCTAATAAACGTCCCTAAAACATTATGCTGGTCGCTATCCTGTTTACCAATAAATCCATTTATTGTTTCTACATTAGCAGGACTAAACAGTTGCTCTACAGTACTGTCAAAGAAATTCTTTACAGCAGTAGTCTGCAATACTTCTGGTAACTTTTTATAAAGTTTATCAGCCATTAATATCCACTTCCACTTGAACTACTTCCACTTGAGCTAGAATCTGTACTACTACTATTATCTATAGTACCTGTATAATTACCATGGAACATTGTTTTATTCATTACTAAGCCATCTGGCATGTAAAATACTTGTCCGTAAAATCTATGTATATGACTAGTACCAGTACCAGCCGCATTTGCTAAAACTTCATCAGCATATAATGGGTAGTAACCGTTAATAGCATAAGGACCTGACGATGCTACTGCATCATTTGCCACAACCACATTGGATGTGTCTTCTATTGATATTGTATTTCTAGTTAATTTACTTACAATTTCTATATCTGAAACTTTTGTTGTGCTTATAAAAAGTTCATTTGATTCTGGTTTAACACTAAAAAGATCTCCAAATTGGGCATTATTATTTTTTGCCAATATTACTATACTACCTATTTCTCCAGCCATCTGGGTATGAATATATGAACTTAGTTCTGTAAAGTAAAAAGTTTCGCCAAAGTCCCAATTAGCAGTATTGAAATACGTATTCATTGTTTTAATTATTTTAGTTTTAATTTCATTATCACTTATATTTTCATTAAGTTTAACAACTCTAAATTTTGCTTGTAGTTCTGCGTCTGCATCACTTCCAAATAATTTTTTAAATTTTGCACTTTTAAAAATAATGCTATCACTTGCACTCTTAAATTCATTAAGATTATTAAATTGCGTACTTAATTGTTGTGATGAAGGTGGTACAGGAAAAGGTGTGCCTGCCACATTTAAAAATTGGTCTATTTCAGTATTATATGTTTTTGTTAAAATAGTCATTTCTATAACATTACTAATGCTAGGGTCTACTCTGACATCTTTATCAGCAACATGGTTCCATCTTAAAACCATTGGTGTTGCTTCTGGAAGTAAAGTATTTTGGGTTTCGCCTCTACCTTTTTTAACTGAATATTTAGATGTAAGTACTGGTCTTATTTGGCTTACATTTGTGCTGTTAGGCGTCATAATATAAACTTTATCTTCTTCTACAACATATACTTTAACACCAGATAATTTTGTTGTATCATTTTGTAAGTAAGAGGTCACCATATTATAATTATCTACAACAATCCAGGATGTATTTGTAAATGTTACAGGATTATTATATGTATCTGGACTTAATGTATTGTTGTTGTCTTCCCTAATTAAAACAGTTTCGCCTCTGTAGTCTAATATTTCTCCTTTAGAAGGTTTTTCATAAGTGTAGCCATCGAAATCGTCATATTGTTCAAAAAATACTAAATCATTAGAGTCCACAAATTCTGCAAATTGTAGTGGTCTATCTGGCACTAAATCATCATCAGTATCATATGGTGATACTATAACTTTAGAAGGATCTGTATATCCGTCTGGTTGTTTATAAGTTCCAGTAATATGCCAATCTATGTTTTTATCTAACCTGTCTTTAAAGTTTTCATAACTTATTACTATTTTGTCTAAAAATATTTTCCCACTACTATCTGTAGCATTTAAGTAATTTTGGTTTTCTAAATCTGTATATATTAAATTTCCAGTTTGTGTTGCAACATCCACATTTGACAAAATAAGTCTTCCCAGTGAACTTGCATTATGTGTAGCACCGCCTACACCAAAACTATGGGTTACTCCAGTGCTGTTAGCATGGAAAATCTCTGTTGTTAATGTGCCTGTATTGTACTGTTTATACATTACATTACCTTCACTGTTAATAATATTATATCCAAATGTCGTATTCGTGAATGGTATAGTAATATTACCAGGAATTTTACTTATCCTGCCTAAGTTATTTGCTATAGTTACGTTACTTGTGAGTGCGGCCGCAGTACCATCATCAAAATATGTATTAACTGTTACTTTGGTATCATTTACAAAAGTGTCTAAATTTATAACATCTGTTGGTGTATTATTTGTTGGTACTCTCATAATACCGAAAGTACTTTCCCATTGGAACCCAACATCATACCATTTAGTATCTCTTGATCTTAATGGTATCCCTATACTATATGAGCTAGATACTGGAGATGTAAATGCTCCAGTTTCTTCACTATACCAGGAATCGTTTAAACTATCAACACTAGGATTACTATTATACCATCTAAATCTTTCTGTGCTTCCTGGTTTGTTGTTTAAAGTAGTAATGCTGATTTTATCCATATTGGATTTGTTATTTGTATCAACAACTTTTACATTATTAATATTATAAAATTTTATTTCGCTATTACTTTGAATGACATAATTTTCACCTCTGATCTTTATATCATATTTGTATGAGTTTTCATCTATAGGAACAAATGTAAATAAAAGTAGCCAACTACTATCTATAGGATTACCTGTTGTCTTACCTGTATCAATTGCATCATAGTTTGAGGTTTTATCTAAATTTTCGTTTTCAATTACATACCAACTATCTGCTAATAAAGTGCTGGATACATAAGTTGGTGTATATCCCAAACCAAATGTTTTTTTGTTTTCTAATTGGCTTTGAACTGATATTATTTCTGTACCTTGTAATTTTTTTCTAAGTGTTACTATTATTTCATGAGCTTTCCAACCAGTAGGTATACTTGCACTTAATGTCCAAGGTCCTTTGGCTGTGCTTAAACCACTTGTTAAAAGTCCAGCATTTTCTTCACGAACAATTCTTACCCATTTATAATCAGCAACATCATTAGGGTTCACCCATTTAATAAAATTATTTTCTTGAATTTGTTTAAATGTTAAATAAGTATTTGTTAATACAGATTCTGATCCACCAGAAGTTACACTACTAGTTTCTGTCATATATCCTATGGTGCCTTCATTTGCTACAGGTAAAGGTCTCCATGTAATATCTAAAGTTTCTAAATCAAAGGAATTATTTTTATATGATACCCATTCTGATCTTGCTGTTTCGTATAAAAAGTTATTAAGTCCCTGATTTTTTAACAGTTCTGGTAATGTATTTTCCACAAAATTATTTGCTGTATTATTAGGACTTATAGTTGTTGTAAATGATGAATCGTTATACTCTTTATATAAGTAACCATCATCGCCATATAATTCAATATTTTGAATAGTTCCAGTAGGATCATTTATATCAATATATCTACTATGGCCTGCATGTGTTTTATTAACTGCTTTTAGTTTTTGTATATTACTGCTTCTGCTAAAAGGAAAAACATTATAATCTTGGGCACTCACCATTCTGTTTTGAGTGTAGTAAACCTGTGATGCATTTTTCTTAATATTAAACAATGATTCGGTAGGTAATCCATTATTTACAGTACTCTGTAAACTAAATGTTACTGTTAAGTTGTAGGATTGGCCTTGTTTGTTTTCGTAAGGTATGACAACATTTCTACTTGCCATATTAGATGGTCTAATTGCATAGTTTTCACCATCACTAGTTCTATAGTAAACTCTAAATAGCCCTGTGGGTATCTTTCCAAAATTACCGTCTGTAAATTTTAATCTAACATCATCGTTAGGTAATGATTCTGTGGCATATAAGTTTCTAGTATTTTCCTGTTGGGCATTAAAATTAACTGTTTGCCCTACAACATTTGGAATTTTGGTCCATTTGTTTATAATAGAACCTGAGGTTCTAATTTCCTGTAACCATAAATCTGAATTATTAACATTAGGAATCGCTAAGTCTTGAACTCTATTAGGTAAAGGTGCAGTAAAATTAAAGTCTCTGTATCCTAATTCGCCCTGTTTAAATAATACAAAAAATCCTGAGTCTGGACTATTTTGTCCCTTACCATCATTTCTGTAAATAACTCCAAAACTGTTTACTGGGTCAGGATGTCTTTCATAAAAATATCTTTGGTCATAAAAATCAGCATCAACAATTTCAAACTTTTTAGTATCTCCTCCAACATCGGAAGTAAATCCAAATGATAGTGGAGATCCTATAGTTTTTAAGATTCTATAAATTTCAGTTTTTATTCCACTAACGGTGCCATCCTTTGCAGGCGACGTAAACCTATTAGAAGTACTAAGGGTATTATTTAATACTGTAATAAATTGTTCATATGCATCAGGATTATTTGCATCAGCCCAAAAAATTGGTTTACCTGCAAGATTATTACCTAAACTGTCTGTAATTGGTTCATTGGTTGATATAGAAGTAATTTTTGCAAGTCCTGATGCTGGTATCCTTCTTCTTGGTGAATACCCAAGCATTCTTGCAAGTTTAAATACTGAATCTCTTCTTTCAGCAGTTTCTAAGAAGTTTTCTCTGCTGTTTAAATCCATTCTAAATGCAAGAGATTGTGAGACAAATGCTAACAATTCTATGATTGCAATAAATTCTGAACTTTCAATGTAGTCATTAAAATTTTCTGGATAGTTTGCTTTTATGTAATTTACCATCGATAACCGCAAAGTATTAAAATCATAAGATGTAAAATCTATATTTGAAAATACTTTATATGCAATTTTCCAGTCTTCTGAAGCAAATAGGTTATTTTGTCTTTCTGAGTATGCCATTTTTATTCGCTACCACTATTGTTATTTACAAATTCTAAATACAAAATATCATCTGTATTTGTCTGTACATAGTTTAAAAATACTTCAGCTCTTATTGTATGGTCTGAAATAAACAGTACAGTATCTTTTAATTCAACTCTGGGATCTTTTGAAACAATTTTTTCTATATCTTCTTTAATTAATTGCTCTGTGGACTCATCTTCTGGTTCCATTAAAAGGTCCCAAATTATAGAACCAAAATTAGGTCTCATAAGTCGTTCACCTTTTCTGGTGTAAAATTCGTTTAACAGATCTCTTTTTGCTAATTCAACATCATAAAGTGAATAGGGTGCTCTGATATTATCAACTGTGCTAAATCCTTTGAATGTTGTTGCCATACCTTTATTTATCATATTTATTAAAACAAGTTATAATGCTTGACAAAGTAGAAATTTAGTATATAATAGCCATATGAATCGTGCAATCTACTTACATGGAGCAAATGCCAGCCCAGAAAACTTTAATTATTTTACCTTAAAGTTACCCGAGCATAAGTTTTTTGCTCCTGCATATGATATGGAGGACGACCCTTTTGATATAGTAGAAATACTAAGAATTCGTAAAGAAAGAGAATTTGGTAAAGAACCTGTTGTACTTGTAGGCCATAGTTTTGGCGGATTGATAGCAAGTTGGTATGCTAGTGTATACCCAAGACGTGTTAAACATTTAGTTACTATTGCTACACCATGGGAAGGCACACCAGTTGCAAGAATATTTGGAATGTTTTTTAAAGGCAAAGTATTTCAGAATACTAGACCAGGTGCTGATGTTTTATCATTACTACAGGAAAAATCATTTAATGGTATGCATACTAACATTGTATGTACTCGTGGCTCTAACCCAGTTGCTGGTTTAGGCGGTAAGGCAAACGATGGAATGATATCCTGTGATAGCCAAGGAGCAACTCCCCCTGGTTTTAAAAACACTCAAAACATCACAATAGAAGCAGGTCATAGTGAAGTTTTGTTAAATAATACTGTAACAGACCTATTACAGAAAATAATTTTTGAGAAATAATATGGCTATAGTCCCAACATTAAATAACACATTAGAAGAAGAATTAAGAATTATGCTTGTTGAAAAAAACAACGAAAATAATAACCTTAGAAATCATATTGAATTGCTTGAAAAAGCAGTTGCTGATGAGCAAGAGCAAAAATATAGACTACTTGTTGAAAATGCAGATCTTAAAAAAGAAATAAAAAATATCTAACCCTTAGGATTGTAGTCAGGCAAAGGATCATCTGGTGACATCCTGTCATCAGATACAATACCAGAATTTAAAAGTTCAGACAAATCACCGAATTCCAAATAGTCACCCACCACTTGGCCTTCTAGAATTGTTCCCATTGCTTCTTGTTTTCTTTTTCTTAACATAGCAGTGAGTTGTTTCCAGGTTGCTTCGTTCTTGCCTTCTATATTAAACTCTATTTTAACAATGTCTGGAGTAGTAAAAAGTTCTGATTCAAATTCTCTTCTGTGTTGAAAGTCTAACCTAACTTCTGCAGGTTCTCCTTGGTCAGCATTACCCATTCGCCATCTTAAGAGTGCTCCAGGCACAAAGGAATAATTTTCATCGTTTATAAGTCTTAAAACACCGCTATTAGCAAAATTTTCATTACCTATGTGACTACAGAAACTTACCAATGCTAATGTTTGATTATCACTTATTCTGGTTCTTACTAAACTTCTAACAGTTTGATATCCTATTTCTAGTTTAGTCATCATTGTTAAATCAGATCCAACTGGACCTAAACCATTTGTAAAATCTACCATTTTATTGCCGGCTTCGTCAACTAAAATTATGCTGGGACCATCAAAGACAGGAGTAATACCTTTTTGAACAAGTTTTGTTATAACTTTTTCTAAAATTTCTATTTTACTTGTACCTGCCATTATCCGTTTCCTCCTTTAGTAATACTATTTGCAATATCACTTACTTTCTGATTTAATTGTGCAGAATTTAAACCAGTTTGTTGCATTACATTATTTGCTAATTTGCTAACATCTCCAACATTGTTCATGTTGTCTAACCCTAAATCACCTCCAACTTCACCTATTGCTTGATTTGCCAAATTACCCAAGGCGGCGGCAGGGTTTTGCCTGTATTTTTCTAACTCTACAAGTCTATTCTGGACGTCCAAAATCATTGCTTTTGTTTCTGCCATCCAGTCTGGAAGTGCTAGTGCGTACCCAAATTTACCTGCAAGTAAGTCTGATACTGTTGGAATATCAAAACTAAAACTTGGCATAATTAAACCCTTTAAATATTCTTCATAATTAAGCAAAGAAGTCAGGTTTCCTTTAAGACCTGCCACATTAAAATTACTCATTAATTCATTTGCCTTATCACCTGCCTGTTGTTTAAATGCTTCAAGTCCAGGAATAGGAAACGGTAAATTACCCAACAAATCATCAAGTTTTTCTTGATCGTCTTGAATTCTTTTTTGTATTACTTCGTTTATTATTTGTTTAACTTCTGCTTTATATCCTGCATATGGATCATTGCTATCTCCAGGAGGCTGGGCACTTGGGTCAGTATCTGCACCCAGGTCTTCCGACATTCCGAGTTGATTAGCATCAGCGGCCGCATCTGATTTGTAATGTCCTGCATAAGGTTCTGCTGTGAGTAATTCTGTTACAATAGTGCTGATGGTCGCGCCATCTTTTCTTACACCACCTCCCGGCAAAATATTTGCACCGTCTCTATCATACTCAGGTGGTGTACTGGATAGATCTGTTAAGTCTTGCATGGTGAGTGGTTTTAATGAAGGACCTGGGGTTCCTTTCATTGGTGGCATACCTGCAATTCCCGGAGGAGAATTTAATAAAATAGGAACACCTGTAAGTCCTATGCCGGCTGTACCAACTAAGTTTAACCCAGTTGTGCCTAATAACCCTAATGGGCCTCCTAATGCTTCTATTGTAATTCCACCAAGTACGTCTGGATCTCCTAAAGGAGCAGGTTTAATTAAAGACATTATGTTTATTTTTCTAGCATCTATATTAACTTTGTTAGCACCTTTGATAGTTGCATCACCATTTTTTGCATTAATTACTGAGTTTGTTCCTGCTAAAATTGATGTCGCACCTACTGACTCCAATCTAATATCACCCCCTGAACCTGCTGGGCCTTGATGTATACCTGACTTATATCCTTTAGGCATACCTGCATATTCATTTTCTTTCATATCACCAGATGCTTTAAGTCGTATATTTCTTCCTGCTTCTAAATTAATATTTTTATCTGCTCTTAAATTAAAATTACCTTTGGCTCTGATACTAGTATCTCCTTCACCAAAAATATTAATGCCTCCTTCTTTGGAAAGTTCTATCCATGCTGTACCAGATTTATTAATTATATAAATTATGCCTTCATTATCGTCTAAAAGTATCTGGTTACCACCAGCACTTCTTAATCTAATATGTCGACTATCTATAGTGTCGTCCATTACAAAAGTATGTCCACCTGTTCTGTGATTTGGGTTACCTTTACCCTCTTCAGCAGATCTTACTTTTGGTCCTGGAGTAAGAATACCATATGTGGAATTTATATCTTTGTGTTTCATTCCGTATCTAGCAGTACCTCTAACCTTATCTAAAATAAGACCTTGTTTTACTAATGCTTCTGCTAAATCATGGTGTGGTGGTCTGGGGACGTCTGCACCTTCTTGGCCCTTAATTGGATCAATTATGGATTTTTCTGCAACTGGTAGGTTAATACCGCTTCCGCCTAAACCATAATTAAAAAGAGAACCTGGTATAGATGGAATCATGTGTGATTTAAACTGTGGGCCTCCTATGCAAGATAATATATAAACATCGTTTACATTATTACCTACAAATGCTATTAATACTAAATTTCCTTGATCAGGAGGAGCCATCCACATACCATAAGATTTTTGCGTCTGCTCATATGACATATTGTCAAGTTCTGCATTACCGCCTGTGAACTTTGGTGTTGTTCCTAAAAAGGGTGAGCTCCATTTAGCATACCTTTCTGCCCCTTGAACGGAACTTATAACCTGATTAACAGAGTTGTAAGTATTAAATATCTTAGCAATATCACCACCTAATTTAGGTATAAAAACTTTTATTTTTCCTTCTCTGTGATAGTCACTGGCGTCAGTAACCATAGCCAAATGAACACCGGTATATTCCAGATTTTTTACTGTGTTTCTTAATCCTTCAGGAGTTGTATTACCTGAATCTATTTGACCGTTAGCCTGATCGCCTCTACTCATTTTTTTCTCTAATCATTTGAATAAAAATTAGGGGTTATATTACTATCAAAGGTTTCATTATAATTTTCAAAATTTGATTCAATTGCTTCTTTTGCCTGGTTAACAGCACCACCTTCTTGGTTATCTATATTATCTAATTCCTCTTGGATTCTATCTGTTATTATTTCTTTTACACGTTCTAATTTGCTAACTTCATAATTGCTATTTCTTGTTAAACTCAGACTAGTTGTAAATACACCATCAGATAAATTTGACGATACGTTTGTGACCAAGTATACACCGCTCATAGTATAATTTAAATGTCCCATATTATACATGCCTGTGTTTATATCAGCGTCTTCGTCAGATGTATCAAAATCTAATTTTCTAGGTGCTTCTATCATTAACAGTATATGTGGGCCTCCAGAATCATAATAACAGCCATCTAAATCATTTTTATACTCACTTACTCCTTTAGCATCGGCCTTTAAAAAATTACCCTTACCCCAATACCAAGGATCCCCTCGTACGTCTATATTTATTCGCTGTGTTGATACTGCCCCAGAATGCTGATGCATTAAATGTGCAAATGCTGTTTGTCTTACAGATCCTCTTTCAACTGGTTGTGTTATGAACTGTCGGTTTGTTGATGTTTTTGTTGTTATTACATCAGCAGTTTTTAAAGTTGTGCTTGAAGTGTAAGAGTTAATTTTTTCATCTAGTATACTACCAAATGCTCTAGCAATTCTAGGATCATCACCAGGTCCTTCTAATCCTGGAACTAATTGGGACGACCAAACAGGAATTTCTCTTGCTGTTTCTTCTATATTTTCTTCATTTTCTGGTTTTGGGTTTTCACCATCTGGGTCGTCAGATGAATCACTGGATGTTGGACTATTAGCATTTGCTGATATTCTGTTTTTTGTAAGTTGGGCGTTTACGGCTTGTCTTAAACTGTCACTTTTTCGTATGGCTTCAACCAAATCTGCTTCTTCTTTACTACCTTTATTTGTTAATGCTGTTTCTAAAAATTCTCTACCAAACATTCCTGTATTTGGATTTGCTAATTGTTCTGTTAGTCCACTTGCTTCAGCCTTTAATTCGCCTGCATCATCTTTTAAATCATTAATAAATTTTAAAATATTATCTTTTTGTTGCTGTTCGGTAGCCTTATCACTAGGTGAATTTAACAGCACATTGTCAGACTTGTTTGCTTCATCTAAAGTTAAATCACCTGATAATGCATATGCTAATTGTTCTTGCGGGTTTCCTATACCATAAAAAGGTACACTAAGTACATAGGCTTCATCAAATTTTAAATCCATATTTATGATCTGGTCGTTCAGCCCTGTAAACATATAGAGGTATTCTTTTGATATTTTTAATTCATTTAATCTAGAGGTAATATCCTCCGCACTTAAAGACATGCTTAGTTCATTTGCCGAAATACCAATATCAGCTCTAGCATTTTTTATTAATGTCACTGAGTACTCGATTTTGGATTTATAGTTGTTGTTTAATGGATCGTATGCACTATCACTTAGATCAGTATTAATAAAATGTTCAATATCATACCAATATACATATGTTTGGTCTGTGTTTACGCCTTTAGATGGGTCTTCAAAATCTACCAGTCTAGTTGCTTTGCTCATAAGATCATAACATAAACTCATAATACTGTTTACAGCATCATATACTGACCTGCCTTGCGGAATATTTATTCTTACTCGGCCAGGCTCTTCTAAAATTGTTTTAAATTTTTGTTTATTTGCTCCCTCTTTATATATTTCGGTACTAAAATCTGTTGCCACCGCAGATATGGGAGAACTATTTAATGATCCTGGTGGATCTAAATTAATAGTACCATAATTAGCATAAACTGTAGGAGTATCATTACTTTGAAAAGAGGCATCTCCATAGGCACCCACATTTGATCTATACCACTCAGGGGTATTGGCTTTCTCTACTGGAGTTACTTTTTCTGGATCAATAAACAGTTTGTCACCTATGTAGTCAAGTGTATCTTTGTATGTGATTAAATTACCATTTTTATCAAATTGTTCTCCAGTCTCTGGATCTTCATTTGCTACCTCAGGCCTAAAAATATTATTAAAATTAATCCTAAATTCTGTTTTTGCTGGATTACCTTCTGAAACTAAATCATTCTGAACAGAGTTCAATCTATTCTGCAAACTTAATAATAGAGATGATATAGTGTCCCCTTCAATTACTATTTCTTCTTTTAATAATGTATACTCAGGGAATCTAGCAACATCTTGTCCAATATGGGCAGTACAATTATATGTGGTTCCTTGTGGTTGTATATCCATATCAAATTTAAGATATGCTAGTTCATATATAAATTTTCTACCAATTTGCTCTGGGTCTGCTTTTCCATTTGGTTCATCTCCACTTGGGTCATCTGGATAACCTTTAAAAGTAACTTCTAAATAAAAAGGCACTAGTCCGCCACCTGTGATTACTGCTTCTTCGTTTTGATTTGAAGGTTCAAATGAACCAGTGTTTGTGTAACCCAAGTATGCTTTAGCGGCCGCTAACCTATCCAGTAAACTTACACTCCCAGGTTCAGTTAAAGTAAATCCAACACTAGTACCAACACTAGTTGTTTTTCCTTTTACTGGTTCTGATAGGAAGTGTTCTATATCCATATTATCTATTGTGATATCTGTAGCACTAGTTTCTGCTATTACTACTATTTTTTCTGCTTCTTCTGGAAGCTCTATTTCATATTTGATTGAGGATTTTTCATCTGGAACTTCCTGAGTACGCATTGAGTTAACCCAGTTTCTTTCCATCATAAAAAGTCTTAAATGGTAGTTAGGTGTGGCATAACTATCTAGTATATTTTCGTTTACTCTGTTAGGTAAGTATTTCCCTTCTCTTACAGCCGATACTGCATCTTCATCTGTTGTATCAACACCATCAAGTAAGTTGTTGGCAATGGAGTCACCAAAATTATTATTGAAATTGTTTCTTATCTCTTCTATTTGTTCGTCACTTAGAAGTTTAAAATTTTCATTTTGTTTTTGTAGAAAAGAATTAATATCATCCATTGATGACGTGCTATTAAGTTTTTTGTATGCCTCATTAACTTCTCCATAGGCCGAAGTTTGTTGTTTATAGGCATTTAAAATCAGATCCTTTGATTCGGATTGCAATTTATCTGCGTTTTTTACTTGGTCGGCTAAATCACTAAAGTTATTATACCCACCAAACAAATCGCCGTAACCACCAACCATGTTAGTTCCTCACAACTCTTTGTACAGCACTTTCAGACGGTAATATAATATCTACACCTGTTTTAAAATCTCTTATTGGGTCATACAGTACATCTGGATTTCTTAATGCAAATACCCACCATAGCTCTGAAGAGCCGTATATTTTATCTGCTAAAATATCTGGTCTTTCATCGTAATCAGGTTCTATAGTGTATACTACATCACCATTGCTTTGCACAATTTTAGGCAGAGTATTTAAATCCAAAAACTTCTTGTCAAAAATTCTTGGACTTTTAATAAAAGAGTTCTTGTTATACTTAGACATTAAATAAATCCTTTCTTGTAATTTTTCCCACTTCTTAGAGCATCTAGATCAAATTCTTTTCTGACTTTCTTAGGTGTGTATGCTGGTGTTAAGTTAATCTGTAAGTTAAATCTAACAGGAACATAAGTAGTTTGTTCTCCAGTTTCACCAGGTATTTTTGATTTTACAGGAATATAGTCAACATCATTAGGAAGTTGTAAGTTATAGTCTCTAACAACTACAGGAACTTTGTTAAATCCGTGATCGCCCATGTACTCAAATATTAACACTGGCGGTGGTGTACCATATCTACCGTTCTCTATTGCACTTTCTCCAAAATAGGATTTTGTAACCGATCTGCAGAAATGTATTATTGCTAAAAGATATTGAGCTTCATAAATGTCATTTGCAAAAAAATCTGCTGTAACAGGTAGCATAGGCGGTCTACTATAATTATAAGTTACCACAGGATAATTCATACCATGTGCTAAATGCTCATTGTATTCGTTTAAACCAGCCAAGAAGATAAGTGGTGTCTCTTGCCAAATCAATCCACCTCTTTTTTTAAGTGGTGCTAATAAACTGTTAGGGTCGTTTTCTGTTCCATATATAGAGTCTTTTCCTGCATTTTTAGGTCGTAGTCTTGCTCGCCAGTCAACATTTCTAGGTTTTGCACCTGCTTGATCTTTTACTGATATTAGGCCTGAATTTGCTACTTGTTGTTGTAGTGTAGCAGAACGGTTTGCTAACAAGTCCATGAAAGCATTATCTTTATAGTTTTCTATTCCTCCGCCTAAACCAGGAAAAAAAGCACCCACAATGGATTGTAACCTGGGATCAAGTTTACCCATCTCTTTGCCGATTTTGTTATTAATTTTGCTATTAACTGATTTAAAAAATTTTGACATTTTATCTCCTGTACTAGTATTTATCGTTTTCATTAAAACATATTTTAATTGGCCGCTTTTTATAAATACTTATTGACATACACTAAAGACTGTGTATAATACTAACAATATAAATGAATTATAATTTTGAGGAGAGTTATTAATGGCACAGCCTAAAAAAGTAAATTATCTTAATAATAAAGATATTCTAAAAGAAATTCACAAAAGTAAAATGACATTCTGCTGGTTAGCAGACGAAAAATACTCTGAATTCGATATTATACTGCAAGATGTTAAAAAAATAAACAGAAATAGTATAAAAGCCGCAAGAGAAAATAGGGCATCAAAGATGCAATCTGAAGGATATCAAGCCGCAATGGCAGTTCATGATCCTAAGGATTATAAGAACAAGCCCAAGCAAAAACAATTTGCTGTAGACCCTAAAAGTATTCCTGTAGAGGATTTAGTGTTTCGTGTTATGACTATGGAACATATTCCTGAAGAGCCAGGCAGAAAGAAAAATCCTAAAACTGAAGCAGAGTTTTTAGCAAAAGTAAACTTTCCTCCATTTAAGCATTATGCATATGTTAGTGACGAGGTCAAAGAAGTATCTAGAAGTCATTGGGAAGGTGGTTTAAGCAATGGTCAATTTAATTGTAAACACGGTAAAATTACTAACAAGTTAGGTCATATGTTTTTAAAACTTGTAGAAAGATATTCCCACAGAGCAAATTGGAGAGGGTATACTTACATTGATGAAATGAGAGGACAAGCATTAGTACAATTAAGTTACATCGGCTTACAGTTTAACGAAATGAAATCAGACAACCCTTTTGCATATTATACAGCCGCAGTTAATAACAGTTTTACACGAATACTTAATTTGGAAAAAAGAAACCAAACTATCAGAGACGATATACTGATTGAGCAAGGACACTTACCAAGTTATGGCAGACAGATACAGCATGAGAACGAGATGAGAATCATTCGTGAACAAGCGAATCAAACAGATATAAACACTTAATAAATATGTCCCAACTGTTTAAAACAGCGGCATGCTTCACGGATATTCATTACGGATTAAAACAGAACAGCCGTTTACATATAGAAGATTGTGCCAGGTATGTGGATTGGTTTATTGCGGAAGCAAAAGCCAGAAATGCAGAAACATGTATATTCCTAGGAGACTGGCATCATCATAGAGCAAGTGTTAATGTTGCTACAATGAATGCAACTATAAAGGACCTTAAGAAAATTAATGAAGCATTTGAAACTGTTTACTTTATAACTGGAAATCATGATTTATATTACAGAGAAAAACGTGATTTAAATAGTATAGAGTATGCTAGAGATCTATCTAATTTTGTTATGGTAGATGAGCATTTCCTACAAGATGATGTTGCTATTATACCTTGGCTAGTGGGCGATGAACACAAACAGGTAGCAAAAATGGATGTCAAATATATGTTTGGACATTTTGAGTTACCCTACTTTAAAATGAATGCAATGGTAGAAATGCCCGACCACGGAGGCATTAATGACAAAATGTTGAGTGGTCCTGAGTATGTGTTTAGTGGTCATTTCCACAAACGTCAATATAAAAATAATATACATTATATTGGTAATGCTTTCCCACATAATTACGCAGATGTGGACGATGACGAACGTGGTGCAATGTTCCTAACATGGGGTCAAGAGCCTCAATATGTAAATTGGACTGAGTGTCCCAAGTACAGAGTTTTTACACTAAAACAGTTATTGGATGATCACCAAAATTTATTAGACGAATATACTTATGCTAGAGTTAAATTGGACATCAACATTAGTTATGAAGAAGCAAACTTTATCAGAGAGAAGTTTGCAGAGCAATACAAAGTTCGTGAACTCCAATTATTGCCTGTAAAGGAAGAAGAAGAATTTGAAGGCGGTGAAATTAGTTTCGAAAGTGTTGACCAAATTGTTATACAACAATTAGAAACAATAGAAAGTAAAACAGTAGAAAAAGAACAATTAATAAACATTTATAACAGCATAGAGATTGATTAGTGTTAAAGATTAAAAACGTATCAGCAAAGAATTTTATGAGTGTTGGCAACAACACACAGGCAGTAAATTTTGATAACTGCCAACTTACACTTGTACTAGGACACAACTTAGACATGGGCGGAGACGGTAGCAGAAACGGTACTGGTAAAACTACTATAATAAATGCACTCAGTTATGCATTGTATGGAGATGCACTAACAAACATTCGTAAAGATAATCTCATAAACAAAACTAATGGCAAAGGCATGATTGTTACTGTAGAGTTTGAAATAAAAGGCAAACAATACAGGATAGAACGTGGCAGACGTCCTAATATACTTAAATTTTATATTGATGGCCAAGATGCATTAGATGGTGAACAACAAGGCGATAGCAGAGAAACACAGAAAGAAATTGAGCGAATAATAGGCTTTCCACATAATATGTTTAAGCATTTAATTGCACTAAACACTTATACTGAGCCTTTCCTGAGCATGAAAAACAACGATCAAAGGGATATGATAGAGCAATTACTGGGTATAACTGAGTTATCTCGTAAAGCAGAAGTGTTAAAAGAAAGGCAAAAAAATACTAGAGATTCAATAAAAGAAGAAGAAATTCGTATAAATGCTGTTGAAGAAAGCAATAAACGTATAGAAAAAAATATTGCTGAAATAGAAAGTCGCGGTAAGGCTTGGGAAGCCAACAAAAACTTAAAGATAGAAGAGCTTGGTAATGCTATTGTGAGTTTAGAAACTATTAATATTGACGAAGAATTAGACAAACATAAAATAAAAACCACACTAAAAGAACAGCAACAAGCAAAAAATATTGCAGAGCAGGAACTCAACAGAACAAAAATTTCGTTAGACAGAAGTTTAGAAAAAATAGACGAATTAAGAAGCAATCTTGCAAGTGCCGAATCAGGTGTTTGCCCAGCATGTGAACAACCTACTGCTCATTTAGATACACACGAAGAATATACACAAGACTTAAAAATAAAAATTGATACTGAACAAACATATTATGACGATTTATTCCAAAGAGTTAATGGTTTAGAAGAAAGTCTCACAGATTTTGGAGACATACCTGAAGTTCCTGTTACATCATATAGTAATATTGAAGACGCCTTACAACACAAACACAATGTGGAAACCATGATGTCACAACTTGAGGAAAAAGCACAGGACGAAAATCCCTATTTAGAACAGATAGACAGTTTAACAAGAACAGGAATACAAGAAATAAGTTTTGAGACTATGAATGAACTCACACACTTGCAGGAACATCAAGAATTTTTATATAAACTATTAACCAGCAAAGACAGTTTTATCCGTAAAAAGATTATAGACCAAAACATTGCATACTTAAATCACAGATTAGCATTTTATCTGGAAAAATTAGGCTTGCCACATGATGTTAAGTTTAGTAGTGACCTTAGTGTTGATATTACTGAATACGGCAGAGATTTAGACTTTGATAATTTAAGTCGTGGAGAGCGTAACAGACTTATCTTAGGTTTAAGTTGGGCATTTAGAGACATGTATGAAAGTTTAAACAGGCCTATGAACCTGTTATGTATTGACGAACTTGTGGATTCAGGTATGGATACAATGGGTGTAGAAAATGCTCTTGCAGTACTTAAAAAAATGCATCGTGAACAAGGCAAAAATATCATGTTAATTTCCCACAAAGAAGAACTTGTGGGCAGAGTAAACAATGTATTAACTGTAGTAAAAGAGGGCGGGTTTACATCATATAATACTGACACAGACTATGTTAATTGATGTATATTTTGGTGAAAACAAGTCTCACAAACTGACATATAGAATATACGACACAGACCACGGCAGATTGTTTTATGACAGAATGAAACAACAAGCCAATAATATAATCAGCAGAAAAGAATTTTATGGATTTGGTGAAACAGAACAAGACATTGTTACTGAACTGGATAAAATTAAGAATTTTGTTGCAACCAGACTTCCTGACAAGGATCTAGGAGACGATTTAAATGTCTTACATAGTGAGTTTGTGGAACTTCATGATTTTGCAGAACAAAACGACCCCGAATTGCATCAGGTACTCAGAAACTTTAACAGCAGAATACATCATTTAGAATTTTTACAAAACAAACTCAACAGCTCAACAATTTATTTTATGTGCGATGGCGATGCTGGTGTACCTTTACCAGAGTCTGCACTTAATCACTTTACGATTACACGAGAACCCGGAAAGTTGTACATGGCATATCCACATGTGGGTAAATCATTTTATTCAATATATCTGGACAACGATTTAGACATTACACCTGAACAAGTAGAATGCACTACTCTGATGCGTAATACATTGTTTATGTGGTTTGGTCAAGGCGTTTATAATACTGTGAGCAAACAGAATACTCAGATGCGTAGAATGTTTAACTTTTATACTAAGGTGCAGGAAAAAATGCCGTACGATTTTAATGATAAAAGATTAACTGTGGGTAATTTATTGTTGGGAGAACTTATTGATATGCCTGACAACATAGTAGAAATACTGGCAAAACACAAATATTTACATAGTTGGAAATGTATATAGACACTTCGTGTCTTTACAAACTACATTCAATCGTTTCGTTTCACTCAACTCTTTCATTTGTTTGTAATTTTTTTTAAAGCCGTTATCATGTATGGTGAAGTCATAATTCACCTATAAAGGTGAAGAATGAGTCATCATGTGATGGCATCATCATCTCAATCTCGGGTGCTACTAGGAGGCGGTGAGCCTTGTCCCCCCTTACACTACCGTCACTGGTATCTCACGGGAACCACATTACCTGGATGAGTTCGGTTTTGTGGCTAACAGGTTGCTATCTCAGAGCCTGTATCTTTTAATACTGTTTGTCGTTTGTCTGTATTTCATTTAACGCCATACATTCCAGAATCTCGCACCGGGTGTTTCCATTGCCGGATTGTCAAAGAAATCGATATTAATAGCCTCGATGGGGTGGTGTATG